CGCTTCCTCAGTAATTGAAAACGCCAATGCTATCGTTTCGTGAGTATATCTTGATGTAAACGCTTCTTGCGCTTGATCAAAAGCTACCCCTGCTCCTTCTGACTTGACAGGTGCGCTATCAAAACCGGTCAACATCACTTCTTCTTCAAAAGCACGATCACTTGATTCAACGTCATAAATTTCTTCATGCTCGTTGTCATATCTATCGTATTCTAGTCCGAATAGTGCGTTGAGGCCAGGAAGCAATTCTTTTACCAATTGTGCTCTACTAATTGCCATCTAAATTACTCCTTACGTTCCTGCAACAGGACCTCTATAAGCGTGCTCATTGATTATTACAACCAAATTTGCATTATTCGCTGTGAGATCTCCGTTATTGTCATCTTGAACAACACCAACGATTTTAAGCTGAAGTGCTTGCGTTGTTGCTATAGTGCTAGAGTCGAGTTCACGAGTGGAAACACCTGTAGTCGTTGAACCACCAATGCCGTCAGTATCAGCATTTCTACCAATACATGTTACGGCTGAAGCACCATCCGCTTGTACTAGAAACATTTGGTTAGGGTCGTCATAGATATAACATTCTATAGCTCCGCTTCCGAGTGCCGTTGTACTAGCTGGATAGTAATTCGAGAAGGTAGGCTCACCGCTTGAGTTGACATAGTAACAATGTGAGAACACACCGACTATGTTAGCTGAAGAAGCTGCTGCTCTATTAATATATCCGCCTGCGAATATACACAAGTCACCTTGAAAGATGCTTGTACCATATCCGGAAGGATCAATACTATATTTATTAGCTTCTTGTACAGCTGAACCAACATTTAGGCCTTTATAAGGTCTTAGACCAAAAGCCTTGTCTACGTTTGCCATGTTAAACTTTTCCTCTATTCAAGAATTATTATTAAAAACCCTTAGTTCGATGAACCTTGAGTTCCGCCAATTGTTACGCGAGATTGCCTATTAGGTTTACTAATTGACATACTAGGATGTGTTCCATCTTTCATCAAATCATTATCAACCGCGTCCATTTGTCCCTCTGCCTTTGTTGTAAAGTAAGCGGTCCTTTCTTGGACGGTTTCGATTGGGATTCTACAAAGAATCAATCCGCCAACACCAATTACTCCTTGAAATTTACCTTCTTCCATTACGGGAGAATCGAAATCAGGATGTTCATCTGCTCTCACAGGTTCCCAGCCTTCACGAAGTCTAGCCATCACATTTTTCTGATCGTCTTGACCTCTAGCTTCCATTCTTACCCAACGGTGAACGTATCCTTCTGGAGGATTCGGTGCATCCAAAGCGGATGGTGGAGCCCAAGGTTTTCTCGCTTGTTTTTTCTCACGAGTTTGGGCTTCGCGTGGTTCGCGACTTGCGTCGACTTTATTGTTTTTTGTCATTGTTGTCTCCACGTTTATTCAACATATTTCGCGTATTCATTTAAAGGCACACCTAGCTTCTTCGCTATTGCTACCTGTGAAGGTGTGAGTCTCACAGACTTGCGCCCAGTTTTAGCGCTGCGTTTTGCAGGGGCTACCGCTTGGGCGGGACGACTTTGTTGAGACGTTTCTCCAAATTTATGGGGAAATTCGTCTCGTATTCGTTTATCTATCTCACTATAATACTCATCGCTTGTCGCGTCAAACCCTTCATTCAACAAATCTTCGTGAATAGCGAAAGAAGTCATCGTCATTGCACGATCATCGCCAAACCAAGAATTGCCTTCTGCCCAAGCTTCTGCTCTGGGATCGGGTTTCATAGGAGCCTCTTGTTCTTGTTGTACAAACTCTTGTTGCTCTTGTACAGGCTGTTGAGTTCTTCTTTGGTTGAGTGCTTGTACGCGTTGAGCCTCTACCGCTAAAGATGCCAATTTTTGTTGCGCGTCTACTTGCGCATCTATGTTTTGTTCTTCGTTCGCTTTTTGTAATAGTGTTTTCGTTGCTTCTGTTTCTGCTGTTATTCTGTTTGCTTCTGAAAGAATATAATTTCCGTCTGTGTTTTGTTTTTGTAGTTTAAGCGTTGAGTTTTCTTTATGTACGTTTTGTGCGTATTGTGTGGCCGCTTGTTCTCTGCGTTCTGCTTCTCGCAATTTTGCAGTGAGTTTGCCGATCCGTTTCTGTACACCTTTACTGTATTCTTCGTGCTCGTCTTCTACTTTTTCTTCTACTTTTTCTTCAGGCATCGCCTCTAAGATATTTTCTTTTACAGGCTGTGCTTCAAAAGTTGAGTTTTGAGTTTCTTCGATTTCTACATCTACTTCAGGTCCTGTATCGTCAATTTGTACAAGCTCTTCAGCAGGGTTTAGGTTTAGTTTGTGCTCTGGCATGATTTTTTCCTCATGTTAAAATTGATGCAGAATTGCTTCTGGGTTAGGTACTCTTGCAATGATTTCATCGTCATTGAGTATTTTTATTTCACCGCCCTCAATTTGAAAACGAGATCCTGCGTAACGACCAAACATTACCCAATCTCCCTCCTCGCACCAAGGACCTGTTGAAAATCTTTCTCCGGTATAGGCTAGGGAACCAACTTTTAGAACATAACCTAAAACAGTGCTGACTTGTTGTCTTCCAAGTGTTTCGTCTGTCAGCTCAATTCCACCCTTTGTTTTTCTTTCACCTCTAAAAGGAAGAATCATTACTCTCCATCCAGTCGGTTCTGGAAGACTTTCTAATAAATCTTCACCAACTTTGGTTGAGTCCAGCTCAATGCCTTCGTCATATACTTTTTCTAAGGGGGTTTTTTCGGACTGTTCTGTAGCCCATTTTTGTTCCAGCGCTGTTTTAGCCATTATTCTATGTCCTGATTTTTAAGAATGGTTCTAATTTCTTCGCGAATGAAGTTTAGCGCTTCTATTTGGCCGACCAGATTACGGTAATGTGACCAATCTTTTGTTTCACCATTGATCATCATTTCTTGTATCTGCTGCTCTTTTTTCCCAATTGCGCGCTGCACAGCTGTCGCGAACTCTAAAATATCTATCTCTAGCTCCTATTGTTACCTACCATATACAGGGTTGTAAATTCCATATCCATCAGGGACTGGAATAGTTGTTATTCCTCCCATGTTGGGTACTCCGGATGGTCCGTACGGATCTGATTGATACTGACCACTTAAATAAGGATTGTATCCCATTCTACTTGTGGGAACCATATAATTTTGTGCCATTTCTTTTTCTTGAATTGCTTTTGCTACCGCTTGTTCTTGTTGTTGCGCTTGCATATCGGCAATCATTTGTTGCATTTGTTCCATGGTCATGCCTTGAACAGGTGTGGTTTCTGTTTCCGGCGCTGGGGGCATCATTGGTTCTAGTGCGGTTTCTGTTTCCGGCGCTGGGGGCATCATTGGTTCGGGAACCGATGGTATAGGCAAACTAAAATCTTCTGGCGGCATCATTGGTTCTGGTGAAGGTGCGGTTTCCGGCGCTGGTAATATCTCTAGTGGCATCATCGGTTGCACAGGATACCTGTCTCCTGTTATTGGATCAGGAATAGGGTCCGTGGTTAGTTTAGGCGTGTTCAAAATACTTTCTTCCATTTCTCTTCTTCGTCTTGCGACAATTTCTTCTGGATCTTCCATCACCCTATAATTTCCATAGCGGTTTGGATCATTTTCCCAATCCACAATTTGGCTTCCAGGATCTATGTTTCCAGATATTAGTTTAGGCATGTTCAAAATACTTTCTTCCATTTCTCTTCTTCGTCTTGCCATCCTTTCTTCTGGATCTTCCATCATCCTATAACTATCACGGTATGGTTCATCATCCACAATTTGGCTTCCAGGATTCATATTTCCAGATATAGGCATCACAGGTGGTTGCACAGGTGTTGGCGGTGTTTTAGGAAGACCGGACAAAAGTTGCATAATGTCTTCTCCTCCCATATCTATTAAAGGTAAAACGTCAGATAAAGAAGCTATGCCTGTTGTAGGCATAGACGGCATTGTTGTCGTGTCTGTAACCGGACCAACAGGTTCTGCCATCCGCATGGGTTGTTCAGGAATTTTTGGCATCTGCCTTCCTGGAAAACTAGGTCCTGATAAAACTTGTGCAACCCGCTCTTCTATAGTTGGTGGACGTCTTTGTTCAATACTTAATGGACGTTGGAGAAACTGTTTTATTGGTGGTCTCTTTTTAAAAGGCCGTTCCTTAATTATAGGAATTATCATTGGACCCGTTGTTGTACTAGGCATACCAATTCTTCTAGGTCCTGTTGTGCTAGGTCGTCTTGCCACTGTCTTTTTCCATGTCTTTTTTAATTCTCTCTCTTTCAACGCCGGCTTTTAGTGCTGCGATGTCTTCTTGAGATTTAATTTTTTCTTCTTCCGCTTGATCTTTCTGCACAAGTTTTGCTTTGTCTAGTTTTAACTTTTTCTCAGCAATTTCTTTATCGTCTTGGTTTTCTTGCGATCTTATCTGAAGCTCTTGTTGTTTTAATTGTACCACTCCGTCATCCGGTGGTGTCAAGATTTCTTCAAGGGAAGGCATAATTGTTTCCATTAGTTGTAGCTCAATTTGTGCTTTAAGCGCCTCTTTCTGTGGATTAGGTGGAGGCGGTTGTTGCGGCATACCCGGTTGCTGTGGCATAGGTTGTTCAGGCATTTGTTGATCGGCAACTTTCTGTGCTTCTAATGATATGTGTTGAAAGATATGTGACACCAAAGATGGAACCGTTGCTGGGTTCATCATGGCCACAGGACTTTCTAATAAGGTTAGGTGCGCCTCAATGTGCGTCATGTGTTCTTGTTCAGGGAACGCTGTCGCTGGAGCACCCATTAATGATGCACCGTTTTCTGACGCTGGGTCCACAGGAGCGGGAGGTGGTGGATCAGGCAGTAACAGTGCTTCAATGTTTTCTGTTCCTAACGCTTCGTACATTCTGCGATAGGATTCTTTAATGTTGTGTATTTCTGGATTGCTTTGCACCAGTTGTAGTTCTTGTTGTGCAAGTGAAATCCTTTGACTCATTGAGAAGAAGTTTGGATCAGAAACAGGAACCACATCAACGCGGTCGTCGAAGTCCTGTTGTTTAATCATCTGATCTCCGCCAGCAACAAGATATGGATATTCTGGTGGTAGATACTGAGCAAACAATCTTGCCAGTATTTTAAATTCTGTTTTTTGTGCGTAGTGCAATCGTTTGTGTACTGCCGACATGACACGAGTGCCTTGCTCTAATAAAGCCATGGTTGTGCCGACGGGTAGTTCTTGATTGCCTTCGCCGATTTGTAGGTTTGCCAAAGAAGCAAAACGTTGTCCGGCTTCAACACAAGTTCCCATCAATGCAAGCAATGTTTGCGATGGTTCTTTATA